ACAACCAAACGGCGCGGCGATCCAATGAACTTAGGCATGTCTATGAGAACGCAGCCATGATGATTGACGAAATCTACACAGGAAGCTACAAAGGCGCAGAGTTTAGAATTAAAAATTCCTCTGTCGCTGGCGGTCGTAAAGATATTAAGCACGAGTTCCCCAATTCAAACACACAAAACATTGAGGATTTAGGGTTTAAACCAAAGGCGTACACCATTAACGCTTTTATTAGCGAGCCAAATTATACGCAAAAGAAAGATAGATTATTGGCTGCCCTGGAAGAAGGCGGAACGGGCCTGCTTGTTCATCCGTTTTTTGGAAACATTGAAAATATAGTTTCTCGCACCTACTCGCTAAATGAAGATATAAGCCAGATAGGTGAAGCCAATTTTACAATGACGTTTGACGTTAGCGATACAAACGGCCTTCCAACTGCTAGCCAATCATCTGTAAGCGTTGTACAGGCAGCAAACAAGGCGCTGCAAGATAGTTTAGACGCTTCAATTGTTTCCACATATAAAGTATCTACGCCTGATTCGTTTATTGTAGCAACACAAGTATTAGCGCGAATGAATACAGCGTTTCGAGAAAAAGCAAACTTAATTCAACAAGTAACAGATAAAATAAATGGCTACTCCGGGCTGGTCAGTGATTTCTCATCTAGTATCTTGGGCTTAACAACTGCGCCTCAAGATTTAGCTGACAGCATTAGGACTTTATTCTTTACCGTAAACGGGTTATACGCTTCTGCAGAATCAACCGTTGAAGTTTTTAAGGGATTTTTTGGTTTTGATGATGATGCCAGTGAGTCGCCTAACGTTGTTACATCGTCAATTATTGAGCGAAACCAAAACAAGGCTGTTTTAAAATCTTACATGCAAACCGCATCTTTGGGCTACGCATATCAAAACGCTGTATCAGTAACTTACGACACAACAGATGACGTGACTGCAGCGGCTGATTTATTAGAAAACCAGTTCAATAAAGTATCTAGGGATTTGGACGTGGCTCAACTTGAGCCGCTGTCAAACTTACGCAGAGATGTTCAAAACCTTTTCGATGCTATTAAGCTAACAACTAATCAAGTCATAACAGTAAGAACGCCAGAAACGACAGCCAGGGCATTGGCTTATCAGTATTACGGCAACGATAACTCAGGAATTGATATCATTGAACTAAATGACAATCCTAATGTTAGCTTCTATGCTGGTGATATTAAGGTGCTTTCAGTATGATTGCCCTGCAAGTAGACGGGTTTTCTTATGCTAATTTTACAAAAGCAGAAGTTATCTTGTCGATGGATAGCCTAGCAGGGTCGTTCCTGTTTAACGCTGTTGATGTTGAAAGCGCTGGCCTTCCGTTTAAGGGCGGCGAATCATGCAAGATAACCGTTAATGATGAATTAGTTATTGATGGCTTTATTGACATCATAACGGTTGATTACGCTGACAGTATGCACACCATCACAATTGAAGGGCGAGACAAGACAAGCGACATTATTGATTCTACTATTGAAAACGTGAAGATAACCGGATCGGCAACGCTAAAACAAGTTATTGAAAAAGTAATTGAAAATATTGGCGCTGATATATCCGTTGTTGATAATGTAGGATTAACGCCGTTTAACCCGGCAGAAGATAAACTATCAGCTAGCATTGGACAGAACGCTTTTGATTTCATAGAAACACTTGCACGTAAGAAAGCTGTGTTGCTAGCATCAAACGTTGGCAACGTTGATATTATAAAGCCATCTGACTCACTTTTAGATATTACATTAAAAAATATTATTGGCGCTAATGATAACAACATAAAGTCAGCCAGCTACAACAAAGACCTTACAACGCGCTTTAATCGATATAAAACTCGTTCACAATATAACCTGGTAGCGCTTAATGAAGCTGGAGAATTTGACACAGAGCAAGTAGTTAATCAGTCCGGTGAGTATATTGATAACGAAATTAGAGAAAGCCGCCAGTTTATTTTGCAATCAGAAAACGCAAGCGCAGCACAAAAAGCAAGATTAAGGGCGGAATGGGAAGGCGTTATCAGGCGGACTAGATCAAAAACTTACGGCGCTGTAGTTATTGGTCATGAGAATGATCTGGGCTTGTGGAAACCAAACACGTTGATCAATGTTGCTGATGACTTTGCCGGACTAAATGAAAACATGTTAATCAATACAGTTACTTTTAGAATTGACGTTGATAGCGGCACAACCACAGAATTATCGCTTGTTGATAAGGAGGCTTATAATGTTGAATCAGCTGATTAATATGATTAAGCGCGGGCGTGTTTCACGCAACGATAATGATGGTGATAAGCTGCCGATACAACAAGCAACGTTTATGGGTGATACGTCTGATTTTATGCCTATTTTTGGATACGGCCATCATGCGAACTTACCAAAGGACGCGCTTTTAACTTTGTTTACTGTCAACGGCCAAGAGCAAAACATGGCGGGGATTGGAGAACTACCAGAGCAGCGTATCAAAAACTTAAAGCCGGGAGAGGTTGTTTTTTATCATCCGATAACAAAAGCTAAGATCCATTTCAAAGAAAACGGTGATATTGATTTAGATGCGGGAACAGCAAACGTAAACGTAAAAGCAAATAATGTTAATATAGACGCAGCACAGACAAATTTAGGCGTAGGCGGACCGGCATTGGCCAGAGTAGGCGATACTGTTGAGGTTGTTGTTACTGGCGGTTCATCCGCTGGAACATATCAGGGCACAATTACAACCGGCGGAGATAACACAAGCATATGAGCTTTGACGCTAAATTAAACACAGTAAACGGATACTATGATATTAGTATTGCCGCCGATGGCGATATTGAAACTCAAGATTCATTTGATACCGCTTTGCTTATGAGCTTATTTTGTGAGCGCCGGGCGTTGCCTAGCGAGGTCACAGTTAGCAATTTGCGGCGCGGTTGGATCGGCAATGATGGCTTTGAAATTGGCTCAAAACTTTGGCTTTATGAACAGGCCAGAATTACACGCGACACAATGAACGGCGCAAATACAGCGGCAAACAATGGGCTTAAATGGCTGGTTGACGACAAGCTACTAGCGTCTATTAACGCAGTAAGCGCAGTAACCACAACAGCTTTAAGTTTGACGGTTGAATTGCAAAGGTTTAATTCTCAAGTAGAATACAGATACTTTGATTTATGGAGCAATACTGGTGTCAATTAATATTCCAAAAAGCGCAAAAGAAGTCACGCAGCGAGCTAAGACAGACGTAAAACGTGAATTGACAGGCTCTAACCCAGAATTAAAAAATAGCTGGCTGTTTGCTTTGGTTACTTCGTATTCTAACCGCGTCTATGACTTTTATTTATCATTACAGCAGGCAATTAAACAGACTTTCTGGGACACTTCAACCGGTACTTTTTTGGCTAATCAAGCATCCTGGTTTGGCGTGACTAGGCTGGCGGCAACTCGCTCAACTGGTAATATAGTTATCACCGGCACTGCTTTATCTAACATACCTATTAGAACATTGCTTCAAACATCAGGCGGCTTGCAGTACAAAACCAATGCGGCGGCTGTCATTATTGCAACTTCCTTATCAGTGTCTAGCATTACCAGGGCGGGCACAGTGGCAACGGTAACAACTGCTGGCGATCACGGTTTAAGCTCGTTTGTCCCCGTCACCATTGCCGGAGCGGATTTGGCAGGCTATAACGGCGCACAATCAATTCAGGTTACAGGGCTTACAACCTTTACTTATACGGTTGCGGGCTCTCCTGCAACACCAGCAGCAGGCACGATTACGGCAGCATTTACGGCTGTTAATATTGCGGTAAACAGTGAAGCGTTTGGCGTAGCAAATAATCTGGCGCTTGATGGTGAGATAACTTTACAGTCTCCTATAGCTGGCGTTGACGATTCTGCTTATGTTGATTTTGGAGAAATAAGCGGCGGAACAGCGCAGGAAGATGAAAGCGTATTTAGAACTCGGTTTCTGGATAGAGTGCAAAACCCTGTTGCAATGTTTAATGATGCAGCGATTACCGCAAAGGCTAAAGAAATTAACGGCGTTACCAGAGTGTTTATACAGCAAATTACGCCCAGCTATGGCCAAGTCACAATCTTTTTTATGAGAGATAGTCAAGAAAACCCGATCCCAACATCAAGCGAAGTTTCAGCGGTCAAGGCTAGTATTTTAACAATCAAGCCAGCGCACACATCAGACAATGACGTTATTGTAACATCTCCCACTGCTGTTCCTGTTGCCTTCACATTCTCAGCTTTATCGCCAGAAACGGCGACGATGAAAACAGCGATTGAAAACAGCTTGAAGCATTTCTTTAAAGAAAGCACACAGGTTGGCGTAAATGTTGACCAGGACGCTTATAGATCAGCGGTATTCAATACCATCGATACAGTGACAGGCGCACGCGTGTTGTCATTTGCTCTGTCCGAACCTACAGCAGATATAAGCGTATCGGCTGGGCAGATTGGAACGCTTGGCGCGGTTACTTACTCATGATAACAACGCACACAATAGCGGAACACGCCAACTCATTAGCGGCATACTTACCTGGCGGCAGGTTGTTTGAATCTGCTTATATCGACGGCAGCAAGTTCAGACAGTTTTTGGTCGGGCTTTCCTCTGAGCTTGCAAATGCGGAAGCGTTAACGAAAGAATATCAAGATCAATACTCACCAGAAACAACAACTGATTTTATTGAGGAATGGGAAAGCGCGTTAGGAATACCGGACAGCTGTTTTAGCGGCAGTGGTACAATAACGGAAAGGCGGCGTGATGTAATGGTCAAGCTCGCGGCGTTAGGCGTTCAGACTGAGCTTGATTTTTTGGCGTTAGCTTTAAAATTCGGCGTTACTGTTGATATTATTGCAGGCAGTGAAGTTGGCACTTTCCCTTATACATTCCCGATGACGTTTTTTTCAAGCGAAAGGCACGCGAGGTTCACGCTAGTCGTCGATTTTACGGTAACAGCAGCAAGCCGTTTCCCTTTAACTTTTCCGTTTGTTTTTGGTAGTGAAAAAATCTCAATGCTCGAATGCTTATTTAGAAAGGTCGCGCCTTCTAACGTGGACGTATTATTTAGAAAAAGGTAAATTATGAAAGATTTAAACGATTATGTAACAGGTAACACGCTAACAGCGGCCGACTTTGTAGAGATACCGAGCGAGCTGCAAAGTCTAATCATTGGCGCTGGCATATCTCTGTCTAGCGGTGACTTAGCGCAAGCAGCAAAAGCGATTGCTAATTATAGCGCGGACGGTGACTATTACGCAGACAGCGGATCGGCTAACACCTACGTGCTAAGCGCTCTATCCGGAAAGTCTGCGGTAACGGTATTACGTGATGGCCAGCAATTTAGATTCAGGACTGACAACGCAAGCACAAGCGGCAGCACAGTTAACGTAAACGGCTTAGGCGTTAAGGCTATCGTGACAGAAGCAGCCGCAGCGTTAACAACTCAAGTATCTGCTAATGATGAAAATACTATAACTTACGATCTAGCCAATACACGCTTTGTTTTAAAAACCGTTCCTACTGCTTTGGTTGGGCTCACAGGCTCTACAGTATTTACACAATCGACTAATAATATTGGATTGACAGGCATAGGTTTAATAGGGCTATCTATCGGCGATGTAATTGCGGTCACAAGCACGGACGATAATGACAAAGATTTTACCGTTGAAGTTTTAACCGATGATGACAATATAATTGTAAATCAAGCGCACGCGGGTGGCACTACTACTAAGTCACTTGTTGATGAAACTATTAGCGCTACTATTACACTGGTTGCTAGGGCAGAAGTGGCGGCGATAGGATTAGGACAGGGCATGGTAATAATGACTGGAAGCAGGGCCTCTGGCGTTTCCCAAACAAATAATACAAAAAGATCAATATCTTACTATGTTAGAAGTGGAAGCGGAGATACTTTTGCGTTTTTGATGGATGGGATAACTGTACCAACACTTGCAAACTCTAGCGGCAACTCATCTCTGCCATCTATTGTTATTCCGCCAGGCTCTGAGTATACAGGCACTTACTCTGCAGGCTTTGCGGTTTTTGAAATTAGATAAAGGGCCTCATAATGACTAAGTTTTACGAAAACGCTGAAGGCAAACTGTTTGTTGATCCAATTGTTAAAAACCACACTGGTTTAACAAAGATAACCAAGGCTCAATTTGAAAGCAAGTTAGCAATTCAGAACGAGCCCGCGCCTTTAACGCCCGATCAAGTTCGCGATCAGGCACTCTCAGACATGAGTTTTGATTTTGGCAACGGTCGAATTATGCAAGTTAGACAGGCTGATCTCACTTTGCTTGAAGAAAGCCAAGGCCAAGGGATCACTCATTGGAAAATGAAGGACAACAAGCGCTGGCCGATAACGGATGCCGAAATGCAAGCGGCTCTTGAAGATGGGAGGTCTCAGTTTAAAGTGATATGGATTGCTCATTTGGCAGCTTTACCAGAAGGCGGGGCTTAAAGTGATTAAAAAAGCTCAGTGGTCACAACTAACGCCAGAGGAAAAGAGGGGCTTTGGCAACGGTTGCGGCCCTGACTTTTTTCCCGAATGTTTGACCAATTTGCTGTTCGGCTGGTTTTTTAATGCAAGCTGTAGACACCACGATTTTAATTATGAGCGCGGTGGAACAGAACAAGACCGCCGTGATGCTGATAATGGTCTATATAAAGCGATGAGGCTTGACGCTGAGAGGCTTAAAAGCAAAAGGTTAGCATTGATAGCTAAATTGTTTTATTTACTAACCTGCCTCTTTGGCTGGGCTTTCTTTACTTACGGCCCATACATTCCATTATCTATCTTATTGCAAGAGTGGAGAGCAGAGTAAAAGACAAGCACCCCACAATCCGCTTGAGATAAATGTTGCTATAAATGCTATTAAAAGTAATTG